ATGAAATCTCCCTCCGAAAAGGCGAAGAAGTCGCCTGTGAGAATACGCTTCAAAGACCTGGCCGACGGGTGCCGCTCTATCTACCTTGACATATATTTCAAGGGGAAGCGCAAGTATGAATTTCTAAAACTCTACGTTCACCCCGGCGACGACGAGGACACAGTTCTCGCCAATGCCGAGGCTATGCGCATCGCCGAGGAAGTGCGCCGCGAAAGACTTGCGGAGCTAGGAGAGTCTGAGGTTGCTCCTGCACCTACGACTCCATTAGTTGACACACCCGCAGACGAGAAGACTGCCAAAGCCCGTGTAAAGGCCCGCAGAGCCTCCCGTGAGCCGGTAACGGTGCGCGCCAAAGACCTAAAGGACGGTCGCCAGTCCCTCTATCTCGACATCTATTACCGTGGCGAGCGCAAGTACGAATTTCTTAAACTCTACACCAATCCCGGCGATGAAGAAGGTAACGCCGCCATCATGCAACGCGCCAATGCCATACGCGAGGCTCGCATGGCCGAAATTGTGAAGTCCACCGTGGAGGAAAGCGTGGCCGAGGAAGCAACGCCGGAGAAAAAGGTAAAGCACAAATTCAAGGTGCTTCTCGCATGGCGCCTTCTCCGTAACGGCGACAAATCCTTTTATCTCTATATCCACTACGGCGAAAACGGAGAGCAGCGTTGTTGCGAGCCGCTTTACCTCTATGCCCCTGCCGATGCCTCCGAAGCCGAGGTCAAGCGAATCAAGGCAAAAGCAAAGGCCGTCAAGAGGGAGCGCGAGGAAGAACTGCGCAACGGCACATACATACCGAGACCAAGCGCACGTGAGCCTAAGAACGTATTCGACGACACCGACCACTACAAGGATTTCCGTGCAAAGCGCAGAGCCGAAGCCGAAGTCCAGGCAGTTACCACGGAACTGAAACGCAACAGCAAATCAAAAGAGCCGGTAAGAATACGCTTCAAGAAGCTCGCAAACGGAAGTGTATCGGTCTACCTCGCAATCAACGTGAACGGCAGACGCACTTACGATTATCTGAAACTCTATCTTGTGCCGGAGACCGACCAGGCCGCCAAGTTGCAGAACAAGCAGACTATGGAGGCGGTATATGCAATCAAGGCCCAGCGCATACTCCAGATTACAAATGGCGCGGCAGGTATAAAGAAAGATCTGCGGAACAAGATGCGCCTTGTGGACTGGCTGAAAATCTATCAGGACAGGCAGGTAAACAAGGGCAAGCGCGGCGCGAAACGATGGGTGCGCACTATGATTTTCGTAATCGAGGGCTACGACGGAGGAAAGGACGCAACTCTCGCCGACATCGACCATCAGTGGCTCACCGACTTTATGATCTACCTGATGAACGACTATGTAACCTACAAAAAAACCAAACTCACCAACGGGACTGTCGACAATTATCTCCGCTGTCTCAAAGCCGCTTTCAATGTGGCGGTAGAGGAAGGAATCATGCCGACCAATCCCATGCTTGCTCTTGACCGCTCCCATCTCAAAGGCACCACCTACGAGCGCGAGTTCCTGAGTGTCGAGGAAGTGAAGAAGCTGATTGATACTCCGTGCCGCCGTTCCGACATCAAGGGGGCATTCCTTTTTTCCTGCTTTTGCGGACTTCGCATAAGCGACGTGCGCAGCCTCCAGTGGAAGCACGTCGTTACTGCCGGAGGCAAGATGTATCTCAAAATAACGCAGTTCAAGACCCGCCGCCCTCTGTCTATTCCTTTGAGCCGTCAGGCTCTCAGATGGATGCCGGAGCGAGGCGGCGCCGGGGAGGATGAATACATCTTCCCTCCTCTTTCAAAGAACATGACGGTGCTTGACGATTGGGCTAAGGAGGCTGGTATCAATAAACACGTAACTTTCCACTTGAGCCGCCACACCTTCGCCACGATGGAGCTTACCATGGGTGCCGACATCTACACGACGAGCAAACTGCTCGGCCATACGAGCGTAGCGACCACACAGATTTATGCCAAAGTCATAAACAGTAAGAAAGAGGAAGCCGTTTCCCTGCTTGATTCGGCTTTCGAATTATAAATTTAATGAAGCTGATTTTTCAGAAAAATCTGTATTTGGCGAAATCAAATTGGAGATTCCGATAAAAATGGTTAACTTTGCAATCTTATTCTACTGATTCAGAATAGTTCATCAATATGAAATGGCAGTTGTGCATATAGCTACGCTCAACGAATAGCACTCTAAAAGCTTGCTATTGAGCAACTGACGGGCTTATATCAAGTCTGTCATATGTTGCATTGCCAATAATTCCCTTATATAGTTACTAAAGCACTCGTTACGCTGCTACCGGCAGTGTGGCTTGTCGTTTCATATTGGTTTGAACAAATGAATTACACCTATAAGAAAATCTGGCTCATCGCTTTCCCTGTAATGATGAGCATCCTTATCGAACAACTGATAAACATTACTGATGCCTTATTCTTGGGGCACGTGGGTGATGTGGAACTGGGCGCATCAGCCCTTGCTGGAATATGGTTCTTGGCAATTTATATGCTCGGCTTCGGGTTCAGTTTGGGGTTGCAAGTGGTAATTGCCTGCCGTAACGGAGAACAGCGGTATGCAGAAACGGGAAAGACGTTCTTTCAGGGATTGTTTTTCTTGTTAATACTGGCGGTACTCCTCTGTCTGCTATCCAAAATATTTTCTCCCGTTCTGTTGAAACATCTGATAACTTCGGATGATGTTTATAATGCGGTTATACGCTATTTGGATTGGCGTATTTGGGGATTATTGTTCTCTTTCCCATTCCTTGCGTTACGTTCGTTTTTGGTTGGCATTACACAGACAAAGGCCCTGAATTTGGCAGCTTTCACTGCCGTATTGGTAAACATTCCGCTAAACTGGCTCCTGATATTCAGCTTTGATATGGGCATATCGGGAGCCGCTATTGCTTCTTCAGTTGCTGAAACGTGTTCGCTGGCGGTATTGACTGCATATATGTTTCAGCACTTTGATAAAAAAGCATATGGCTTATACTGGCATATTGATATAACGGTATTGAAAGAGGTATTTTCTATCTCTGTATGGAGTATGCTCCAGTTCTTTACAAGTGTAGCTATTTGGTTTCTGTTCTTCGTGGCTATCGAACGTTTGGGAGAAACTGAATTGGCAGTATCTAACATTGTAAGAAGTGTTTCCGCCTTATTTTCCGTTTTTGTCAATGCGTTGGCTGGTGTCACAAGTTCTTTGGTGAGTAATCTGATTGGCGCAGGTGAAAGGAAAAAAGTTTTTCCGCTTTGCCATAAAATTATCCGTTTAGGATATGCAACAGGCATTCCACTGATTGCTTTTGCTTTGTTCTTTCACCAGTCCATTATAGGAGCATATACGGATAATCCCGTTATCATACAGCTTGCATGGTTGCCTTTTCTTGTCATGCTGTTAAATTACTTCTTTGCATTACCCGGTTATGTCTATCTTAATGCTGCAACGGGAACGGGAGCGACACGGACGGTATTTATTTTTCAAGTAACAACTACGATTGCTTACCTATTCTGTTTATGGGGATTAGATTCTTGTGATGTTCCGTTAGCGACATATTGGGCAGTGGAATACTTATATGTGATATTGCTTGGTACACAATCCGTTATTTATCTTAAATATAAACAATACTAAGAGCTGAAAGTTATGATGAACAAAATATATCCCCGTAAGGGTGACACGCAAACCGTTTATTTGAACGCTGTCGTAAAAGACCCGTCTATCAAAATAGGCGACTATACCATTTACAATGATTTTGTTTCAGACCCTCGTCAGTTTGAGCAAAACAACGTATTGTATCATTATCCCATTAACCATGAACGGCTGATAATTGGCAAGTTCTGTTCTATTGCTTGCGGCGTAAAGTTCCTGTTCAACTGCGCCAATCATACTCTGAGATCATTATCAACTTACACGTTTCCGCTGTTTTATGAAGAATGGGAATTGGATAAGGCTGATGTGGCTTCCGCTTGGGACAACAAAGGCGACATCGTGATAGGCAATGATGTGTGGATAGGATATGAAGCCGTAATTATGGCTGGTGTCCATATCGGTGACGGGGCTATTGTTGGCACGAGGGCTGTTGTGACAAAAGATGTGCCGCCCTATACTATTGTGGGTGGTGTCCCTGCAAAAGAGATACGAAAGCGGTTCAGTCCTGATATGATAGAACAAATGCAAACTTTGAGATGGTGGGATTGGACGGTAGATAAGATACGGGAGCTTTTGCCTTATCTGCAAGATGGTCGTTTGGATAAACTATAGACAATATGAAATCAATCAAATAAATAAGAATCGCTATGAACAACGGAAACCTACCGTTCTCTCTTTTTGGGTAATTGTCCCCAAAAATGTCCGTGGCAAGCCTCTTGCAACGGAAACATCACTGAAAGGCTTTATCATCTGCTCAATAAAGCCTATACAATCTACCGTAAAGAGGTTGTCGAGTGTCGCAAACTTTACAGCCGCTTCACGACCGACTTCCTGAACGGACATCGTTACACTGATGCCGTCTGTGCTGCTGGCCGAAATGCCCATGAAACTGCAACAGGTATCATCAGCGACCTTTTCAATATTCGTCCTGACCTTGTGAGAGATTACTTTGCAAAACTCAGATTCTCTCATGCTGATGCCGAGCAAATGATAAACGAACTCAATACTGGGAGGGCTGGCCCAACAGAAACCATTGAAGGGAAAACTTACTTTATGTCCTCCCTTTCAGAGGCTCAAAAGGCCGCACTCGCTGTCCTCGCTGTCAAAGTTCAGATATTCAAGGGTGAAATATCAGTTGCTGATATTTCAGCACTACTGGATTGTCAGGTGGCAAAACCTCTCAAATCCGCAAACAACAGGCGAGTGGCAGTCCTTTTCGACGAATTAGCCGATGCGCGACTGATTAAGCGCGACTGGCAGAAAGTGGTTGCTGTTAACAGACTTATACTTTCTTCTGCCACAGACGCACCGTTAAGCCGTTCGGCCTTATCCTCGGCTCTGGCAGAGGCAAAGACCGAAAACTCCGCAACTACTGTCGCAATCCGAAAGGGTGTACGCCAAGTAGCAAGTATGACAGAAAACGATTCAACAACAACGTTCTGAAACTTAAAACCTTGACATTAACCTTGACACCGGGCTAATGTCAAGGTTAATGTCTTATGCTTAGGCAGCAAATCTCTTATCTTTGCGCCAAATTCAAAATCATATCGCATATGACAAAAAACAGACAGCTTGAAGATTTCAATGCCCGGCTCCGAGACTTTGAGAACAGACTTGAAGCTCTGGGTGGAGTTGACGCAATAAACGAGCGTATCGAATCTATCGCCGCTAAACTCTATTCGACAAAAGAGGTGCTTACGTTGGAGGAAGCCAGCCTTTTTCTCGGACTATCCAAAAGTCAGTTATATAAACTTACTGCTTCCGCAGCGATTCCTCATTACAAACCCGGAGGAAAATACATTTACTTCGACTACGTAGACCTGATCGAATGGGTTAGACAAAACCCTGTGAAGTCAAAAAGGCAGCATGAACTTGACGCGGTAAGATATGTAACCGCCAATCCGATTAAAAAACGCTGAACGTAATGACAAACAACGATATTAAACACATGGAGGCGACACAGCTTAACGCCTTTCTCGACACGCTCACATATTGGGAGAGGGTCGAGTTTATAACCGACGTAACCAAACGTGCCGGTGTTAGGAGGCAGACTTTCTTTAACTGGAAATGCATGGCCTGTCGCATACCCGAACACGCAAAACAGATAATAGAGAGCGAGGCCGGAGAGCGCATCTTTGTTGAAGAACCTGCCGCAACCAATCCGTAACCATGATTGAATCCCGCCCTAAATGCGACCCCGACGGTGTATTTTCAGTTAAGAGGACTTGTGCCGAACTTGGCATCTGCCATAAGACCCTGCGCAAACTGCGCCGCATGGGTCTTATATCTCCCTGCAACAGCAATCCGCGCAGACTGAAATACACCGGCCAGTCGATAATCGACTGCTGGGATAAAGCAAAAGAAATATGATAAGCAACAAGACGATAGAGGCTGTAAAAGGTCTTGACATCGAGGACGTGTTGAAGTCGTGGGGGCTGAACTTCCGCCGACGTGGCTCCACGATGTTCGCCTCTTGCCCCTTTCACTCCGAGAACACTCCCTCGTTCTCCATATCGCCCGGCAAAAACCTGTGGTACTGCCACAGCTGCCACCGTGGGGGCGACGGCATCAAGTTCTACGAGGAAAAGGAGGGCATGGACTTCCAACAGGCCGTGGAAGCCATCGCCAAAGCCAACGGCATACATATAGAATACTCTAAGGAGGAACAGACCGACGAGCAACGACAGGCGGCGCAACTGCGCGAGTCAATATTAGGAGCCGTCGCCGTAGCGCATCAGTTTTTCCGGGAACAGCTGCGTGTCGACATGAACGACGAGGCGCGGGCCGCCCGTGAGTATGCCTACTCCCGATGGCCGGAGCAATTCTGCTCCACCTGCGGCATCGGACTCGCCCCGAAGGACGGCAATGTGCTTATGGAATACTGCAAGAGCAAAGCTGTCTCCGAAGATCTGCTCGTGCAGTCCGGCATCTTTCAGAGGGATAAAAAGAGCGGTAGGATTTATACTTTGTTCCGCAACCGCCTCGTTATCCCTATCTGCGACCGCTTCGGGCGCGTCATAGCCTTTACAGCCCGCTATCTCGGCGACGCAAAGGCCGATAATGTCGGCAAGTATATCAACTCGTCAAACTCGATGATATTCACTAAGGGAGAGGCTATTTTCGGCATCGACAGGGCGAGCCGTTGCCGCGACGCTCTTTTCTACAATATCGTCGAGGGCGCTCCCGATGTTCTGCGCCTCCAGTCCGTCGGCATGGAAAATGCTGTCGCCACTCTCGGCACTGCGTGGAGTTCCGCACAGTTTGACAGACTGATGAAGTTGACTCAATCAGTCTGCTTTATCCCGGACTCCGACCCTCCGAAAGACGAGCCTTTCGGGCCCGGCTTCAAGGCCGTTATGGTTAACGGCGCCGAAGCTGTGCGCCGGGGCTTCGACGTTACGGTGCGCGAGCTGCCTTTCGTCGAAGAACCTGTGCTTGTGCCGATTACCGAAGACGAACTCGAAGCGGCAAAAGCCGACCTTCTCGAACAAAAGCGCGATGAAGCCAGGAAAGCCGGTGTAAAGCCAAAGGAGCGCGCGGAAATAACTCTCTCCGACGAGGATATCGCCGCTATACCAAAGGAGAAAGTCGGCAGCGTCATTCTCCACAAGAACGATGCCGACGAATACATTCTCTCGCCGGAGATTTACGCCGCCATTCCTGAAAAGCCTTTTATACTCTGGCTCGCCGAGAAGAAATTCGCCGCTTCTTCCTCGCTGGCGGAGGAACGCATCATTATCTCCGAAGTCGCAGACCTGCTGCGCCATGTCAAAGATGCGACCGTGGCCGACAGCTGCATCGACGCTCTCGCCGCTATCCACGGTACGGTCAAATCGTGGAAAGGTGCTGTCAGCCGTGCCAAAGGGGAAGCCCGGCAACGCGATGCAAAGCGCGAGCCTAAGAACGACATCGAGCGCAAGAAAGAACTTCTGCGCCAGTGCAATCTGAACATCATCGACAACTGCTTCTATACTTACGACGACGAAGGAGAGGCCGTAAGGCTCTCCAATTTCTATCTTGAATCCCTTTACCATATCAAGGACGAAACCAACGGCACACGCCTGTTCCGCATGGTAAACAAATTCAACGAGGCGGTCGAGATAGAGTTCCGGGAGTCTGAACTTTGCTCGCTTACCACCTTTCAGCAGCGTGTCGGCTCCGTCGGCAATTATATATGGCGAGCCAAGATTGACAAGCTCAACAACGTCAAGGAATATCTGTATCGCGGCACTCGCTCAGCCGAGCGAATCCGCAAGATGGGCTGGGACGGCATCAACGGCTTCTTCGCTTTCGGAAACGGCGTTTTCAACGGCGACCGCTTCCTGGCCGTCGATGATCTCGGCATCGTGGAAACCGCCCCCTCTAAGTCGTTCTATATCCCGGCCACATCGAAAATGTACGAGAACAACCCCGAAATATACCAGTTCGAGCGGCTTTTCATACATGAAAACCGCAGCGGCATAAAGCTCTACGACTTCGTCGTGCAGCTCGTCAGGGTTTTCGGCGACAACGCCAAAATCGCTTTCTGCTACCTGCTCGCCACTCTGTACCGCGATGTTATCTTCAACCGAACACGCCATTTCCCCATACTTAACCTTTTCGGCGAGAAAGGCACGGGCAAGACAACACTTGCGACCTCGCTCCAGTCGTTCTTTATCCACAGTGTCGACCCTCCAAACCTCGGTGTTACCTCGGTTCCGGCCATGAACGACCGTGTCAGTCAGGCGGTCAACTCTCTCGTCGTTTTCGACGAGTACAAGAACGACCTCGATGTGCGTAAAATCGCTTACCTAAAAGGTCTGTGGGGCGGAGGCGGTCAGACCAAGAAGAATCAGAACACCGACGGCATGGCAGCGCAGACCATCATTTCAACCGGGATAGCCCTATGCGGCCAGGACAAGCCCACACAGGACATGGCTCTCTTTACCCGTGTTCTGTTTCTCGCTTTCTCCAAGACCTCGTTCTCCAAGCCGGAGCGAGACGCTTACGAGGATCTTGTCGCCATGTGTTCGCTCGGCAATACGCATCTCACCCTCGAAGTCCTCGGCCATAGGCAGCTTTTCGAGAAGAACTTCGCCAACGCATACTCCCTCACTAAATCGGAGCTGTCTAAGATTGTCGAGGGCGAGAAGATACACGACCGTATCTTCGGCAACTGGATTATTCCTCTTGCCGCTTTCCGCACCCTCGAATCGGTGCTGTCGCTTCCGTTCAGCTACAACGACCTGCTCACTGTGGCCGTCGCCGGTATGCGGCTGCAGAACGAGACGGCACAGGAGAGTTCGGAGATGGGCGACTTCTGGGAGGCTCTGCAAGGCTTCCACACGCAGGGCCGTGCAATCGACAAGGCGCATTTCCGCATCAAGTGGCACCGCACTTTCCGCAGTACCTCCATGAAGGAGGATATGGTATTCGCAGAGCCTACCCCAGTGCTGTATCTGAACAGCGCAGCCGTAGCCGGACTTTTCAACGGCAGGGGCGCGGCGAACGCCACAGCCAACCGAAGCAACTGGAGTACGATGCTCTCATATCTCCGCTCGCACCCGTCGTTCCTCGGTCTGAAACAGGACCGCTTCACTATTCTTCTCGCAAACGGTACGCCGGACTATACTTTCGAGACCGTGAACGGCTCGCAGGTGAAGAAGCTGAAAGTCAACCGCCCTAAGGCGATGTGCTTCAATTATGCGATGCTCAAGGCGGAGTTCGGGCTGAATCTCGAAACCGAGATTATCAGCGAGACGGAGGAAATCGCAGAGGATATGGAACCTGCGGCTGTCGCCTCTGCATCTCCGGCGCTTCCTCCCAAGACTTCCTCTTTATTCGACCCTCCCGGCAATAAGGGAGATATGCCGTTCTGATACCCGGCATCATCATTTTCTCTCAGGTCAACACTCAGATGTTGGCCTTTTTTATTTTTCCGAACCCCGATAGCCGGAATGCAAAAGCGTATGTTCCGCGAAAGTCGGCGTTGACAATACAGCACCTATTGTATTCCAACAGGTTAAGCCATATTGCATCGGTTGACAATCGTTGACACTTGTAGTCATTTTCGGCAGACCGCATATTTTCAGAGCCAACGGTTGACACTTCCGGGCCATTACTATACTTACTTACTTTTTCTTTCAAAAGAAGATAAAGTATTGTAATAAAGCGGCTTTACGCTTCGCTATATGCCTCTCGCGGTCATAGTGGCTCCCGTGTCAACACTGTCAACCTCACGCTTCGCTGCTTCCACATTCCTTTGCCTCGCCGCCGAACAAGTTCGGCATCGCGTGTCGGTACCGCCTTATCCCTCCAAATTCCTCTTTATCACGCTTTTGTTGGTTGTATAATACGCTGATTATCGGTAACTTTGCGTATAACTCTTATCGGTATGTATCTATATCTCGAACTTGAAGATTATCTCGCCCAGTGGTTTATCCACGACCAGGGAGGCAATAATCCCGTGCGCCTCATTCGCGGCTCTATGGAGTGGGGTCTGCTCGAACAGTTCTTGCAGACACCACCGGCGGATTATGTGCCGCAGGTCGGTGGCCCAGGCCTCGTGTGTATCGCGCTTCCGAACTTCCGCTCGAAAGATACCCGCAGCAATTTCTACCTGCCCCCGAAAGCGACCGAGGCGTTAAAGGCGTGTATCCGCAACCGCTTCGATATTGATATGTGGAACGCCCTGCATCGCTTCGCCGCTATCTTTCAGCGTCAGGACAATCTCATATATGCTTTCATGGAGAAGCACGGCATCGACATGACCGAAAAGAACTGGAACGCCATCGCAAAACGCTATCAGCGCAAGCGCGACATATACAGGCGCATCGAACGGCGCAAAAAAAGTTCACAAAAATAATCCCGACCTCAGACCCCCGAAAACGTACAAGTCCGTTTTGTCCTCCCCGCCATAACAGCAATGAAAACATCGACTCAGATACTTCCCGGAATAAAGGCTATCGGCTGGATTGACTGCCGACATCTGCCGAGGCGCGTTGACCTCTCGGCTATCTGCGGCATGGCGGTGCCTATCCTTACGGATATTCACCCGATACCGTTCTTCGACGAGCCGACCTGCGAGTGCAAGACAAAGAAAGACGGTGCCGGGTACGAGGACACCGCCACCTTGAAGTTCCATACCGGCGGCAGACTTCCTTTCGGTGCCTGTCTCGGTTTTGTCGTTACCGATGTCAACGGCAATTCTTTTCTTATCGGCTCGCTCGAAGCTCCGCGCCCGACTGTCGAGTGCGAGCTGCGCACGGGAGTACCGTCGGGCGATCCTGCCGGACATGCCTACGAGATTAAACACGTCAGCATAAAGTCTATGGTGCCGTGCATCATATAAACCTTTGCATCAATCCCCAATCCACGCCGCAGTGATGCGGCACGTCATACAGATTTTGAAGTTTACAATCTCATTTTGCCGCTGGCGCGTGATGCGTCGGCGGTTTTTATATAGGCAGGAGCCGCCCCGAACGGCGACCCGACGGAGGGAGCGAGGGGCAGATGCGGCGTAGCAAGTGGCCGCCCATCGGGTAGTCCCACAGCAACAGCACGGCTTCGTTGTAGGATTGTCGAGATTGCCCGGTCTTGGCGGTAGCCGACGATGCACCGGGAAAATGCGGGGCAGTCCGAAGTCATGCAGACGCACTCGCCACAGCAGCCCTACGGGTGTGGAGTTATCGGGAACTCTTTTTATAGCGGTAAGCGACCACCTCGCCGCACAGTCGCACTTCATTAGTAATATGGCTTCGTCGGCCTCCGGCATCAAGCCCTCGTCTGTCAGCGGTATGCGGTGGTATCCCTCGTGGTCCGAGCCTGGTTATTGTTGTGGGTCTGCCTCGTCTGTGTGGAACGCCTTGCAGTCTGGCGGTGTCGCCGTTCTCGGCGCAACGGCATATCCACTGCGACACACCGCCGCCATACTTGCTCAGATTGTAAGCGCCGGCATAGATACTCGTTCGGGCTATCCGGCAATCGCTCTTTATGCCGTTCCTTTCGGTCAGGCTCCGCCCGTTCCGCGTGTTCTTTATTTGACTCTTGCAGTCGCGCTCTCCATAATTTCCTCCCGGCATTTTCGGTACATCGTGTTCATTCAGTTTTCCTGTCGCAAAGGTAGGGCCGCCCGCACATCTGCGCCCTGTGGCTTGACCCTCCGGGATTGCAAACAACATTACATAAATCTCCACCCTACGGGTCGTATTTACCGCTCCGCTTGTAATAACGTCTGCAATTCCGCTTCCGCAGCTCTCCCAATTATTGCAACGTAAAACTTAAAAAAATGAACACAATGTCAAACCCTCAAATTCCTACCAAGATGAAATTACTTTTTGGAGAACTCGACATCACACCAAGAGTCGAAGAACGACTCGAAGAACTGGGCTACACCGTAGCCGACCTTCAGGAAGCGGTCATAAATCACAAGAGCGACTGCGACGGCCAACCCTCCGTCTATGTCGGCACTTACGGCAAGTACAACGACGGCTCGCTCTGCGGTCTGTGGATTGACCTCAGCACCTTCAACGACTTCGACTTTTATCGACTTCTGCAAGGCGATCCACGCCGACGAGGAAGACCCGGAGCTGATGGCCCAGGACTACGAGGGATTCCCCCGCCAGTGGTACAACGAGGGCTTCATGTCGGAGGACGACTTCGACAATATCATCGAATATTCGGAGTTGTGCGACAAGTACAGTCAGGAGGCCGTCGATGATTATATGGAGTTCCACGACGAACTCGACGACTTCGAGGAAGCCTACTGCGGCGAGTGGGACAGCGAGGAAGACTTCGCCCGGCACATCATCAGCGAGTGCTACGACCTCGAAAGGTCGATGGGCGAACTCGCCAATTACTTCGACTACGAAGCCTTCGGACGCGAGCTGTTCATGTGGGACTACTCGATGGGCGCGAACGGTAATGTGTTCCGTCGCGTCTGAACTCTTTACTTCCTCCTTAGGGGTCGCCCTCCGGGGCGGCTCTTTCTGTATAGAATCTGTATATAAAAAGAACGAGGTCGCGGAGACATAGTCCACGACCTCTTTTTCCCTTTTTAAGTGTTGGTATAGAGACATAGCCTATACGAGCACTAATTATGTTGCAAAGGTACTTCTTTTTTCTTAATCAACAAAATTTTTCGAGAAAAAGTTGTTGCCCTCACTTCGGAAAGCCGCTATTCTGATGAAGAACCGCCTTGAGAGCCGGTGTTGTAGCATATTTATTTTTCAAATCTTCGACCTCTCGCTCAAAGTCTGCGGCTCGATTTGCTGATACCTGCTTTAATAAGTAGCCTACTACTTTTAACGCTCCATAAAGTCGTTTTCTTGCATCGCCTGTTACATTTGCCGGCCCCCTGCGAATAAGGGGATAAAGGGCAATATCATATAGCAAGCCTCCGTGTGCGCAAGTGTTTCTTACACAACGCACAACATCTAAGTAATTTTCAAAGATATTGGTATATGTAACTCCAAAATGTTCGGCAATAGCCATTTTATCGTCAAGGTCAAGCAAGGATTTATAGAGTGCGATATTGCTTCCTAATGTCATAAATTCAAGCGTTTTCCACGCTGGCGCATATCGGTCGTTGATATGATTCTTATGATGTGCCGCGATGAATTTATTACGTTTGAATTTATCGGTATATACCTCCGTGTCAAAACTTGAAATATAATCACGGCCAACTACTCGCGAAGAAACAAACCACGTCGGAAGCGTACTATATTTATTGGAGATAGTATAAACAATGTAGGTTCTGAAATTTACCTCGATGCGAGTAATATATTTTTGTAGGATATTACGTAAGGCGTAATCAAAATAATACAGCTTTACTGCATCATCAAAATTTGCTCCTGCCTTAAATTCGTGAGTACGCCTCTGATTTGCAGGACAACTTTTCTCGAAAGGAAACCAATAAAATCCAAGACGGTAATATCCGACATCAAGTAGAACCTCTTTGGCTTTCTCTATGTCGGAAATTTCCATACCTCTGCTTTGAAGCAGGGCTATTTGCTGGTCTAATGTTCTTGCTCTATTTCCCATAGTAACTGCAAAGTTACGAAATTTCTCCGACTTTTCGTGTCTTTTACCCTCCTTTTATACAGCGGTAATTTCGTGGCAAACTTAGTTTTGCCATGTCGAAAACCACTTACAACATATCCCTGAAAGGCTACGTCGGAGGCTACGACTTCGACCGCTCCACTGTCGACCGTGAACTCGCCAAGAACGAGGGCAAGCAGGTAAATGTGCTTATCGACAGCCTCGGCGGCTCACTCGCCACCGGCCTGTCTATCTCGGCGGCTTTCAGAAACCACGGCAATGTCAATGTGCATTTCGTGGGACTCAATGCTTCGGCCGCAACCATCGCTTCGCTCGGCGCAGCCCACATCTCCATAGATGCCGGGGCTATGTATCTCGTTCACAAGTGTTCCATGTCATTTTTCGAGTGGGGCAGTCTCAACAGCGACCAGTTCGCCACGCTCATAGCCGACTGTGAGAAGATTAAAGCCGACCTTGACAAGCTCGACCTTAACTGCGCCCAACTCTATGCCGCCCGGTGCAAGCGTAAGACCGAAGACTTGCTCGCCCTTATGAAAGTCGGCGGCTGGCTTACGGCAAAGGAAGCTCTCGACTGGGGCTTCGTCGACGAAATAACAGACCTTGCCGATGAACCGGCTCCGAAGCTCACCGACGCGCTCGCCTCGGCTATGGCAAATGCCGGAATGCCTATCCCGAATATTCCTGTCGCGGAGACAGAAAAGGAGGGAGCATTTGCCAGGTTCATCGCCGCGCTTACCGCCTTGTTCTCTGCCAAATCAGAGCGGCAGCCCGATTTCAACGCGCACACCAATCCCATCACAACAGCAATGATAAAGACTTACACGTTTTTGTCGGCTATCCTCGCCGACAAACCGCTGGCCGTGAAAGACGGTACAGCCTCGGTTACCGTGGCGCAGCTCGACGCTATCGAAGACGCGCTCGCAGAGAAAGACCGCCTGTGCAACGAACAGAAACAGACCATCGCAGACCTTCAGGCCAAACTCGCCAAGACTCCGGCGGAGCCGTCGAAGCAGGTTGTCGAGGACTGCAAGCCCGGCGGCGAACACATCCCCAAGAATGATGTTGAGCAGTTTGTCGATACCTACAACTCGGCCCGCGCCCTCTACAACGAAGTATAACCTTAAATCTCCATAACATAATGGCAGGTAAACTCACTTTCTCACTCAAAGAGTATCAGGAAGCCGCCGTGAAGTATCGCGCCGACCTCCTTATGCTCCCCATTATCGGTATCGGCGACACGCTCCAGTTTATGACAGGGCGACCCGGCATCAGATACAAGGAGCGCGTCGGCAACCTTACGGGCGACGCGCAGTTCGCGCCCTATAACCCCCGCCGAGCCGTGGACTACAACCTCGGCATTGAGTTCCGCGACCTCGAAACTTTCTTTGGCTCCGTTGTCGCCAACTTCGAGCCTAACTCGGCTATCTCAACGCTTCTCGGCACGGGTGCCACAAAGGGCGACGGTCAGATGACTACGCCGACCGCGCGCCACGTTCTCGCCAAGATTGCCAAGAACCTCTCGGAACACCTGAACGATGCCGTATGGAACGGCAGACGAAACGCCGCCGGAGATACCACCGCCGACCTTTTCGACGGCTTCGACACGATTACCGAAAAGGAAATCGCCGCAGGGGCTATCGCCGCCGAGGAAGGCAACTACATGAAGTTCGACGATGCCATTACTGCGGCCAACGCCGTAGACATTGCCAAAGAAATCCTCTTTTCGCTTGACCCGCGCCTCCGCGCCCAGGACCTCTATCTCTATTGCTCGCAGGACTTCGTCGACAAGTACAACGAAGGCTACCTGCTCACACACGGCGGCATACCTTACAACACCCAGTACGGACAGGGTGCCGTGGAGGGTTCCAACGGCAAGTTGAAGTTCTGCCCCCTCTACAACAAGGCGGGGTCGAAGTTCATGCACGTATCCACCAAGAGCAATATGCTTGTGGGCTACGACCAGATGGGCGATGTCGAAAACGTGATGATCAAGGAGTTCGCACCCTTTATCCTTTCATACATCGCCACTATGTTCTTCGGCGTTCAGTTCGAGACCATCGACAAACGCCGCTTCAAGACTATCGAAATAACCGTCTAATCCCGCTTCACTATGGCTGTCAAATGTAACTCTATTCAGAAATCCCTCGGCTGGTGTCAGGGTACCCCGGAGCTTCCCGGCGTGAAGCGTCGCATTTACTTCCTCGCCAAGTCGTTCATTCTCGGCTATCCGCAACTGCCGCGCGATGAACTGGGGCGACCCACTTCCGCAATCCTTGACGGCGAATATACTCTCGCCGCCGATGCGAAGTGGAAGTATATCGACATTCTGCCCGACAAGTCGCAGCTTACTTCGGAGGCTCAGGGAGAGCTGCCATCGCAGACGCAGCTTAACAAGCTCGTCGCCGTTCACCCCGGCGTGGGCGCGGAGGCTTCAGCCGCTGCCGCCTATATCAACAACACCGACAATGTGTTCATCGTCGAGGATATGAAAGGCAACTTCCGCGTTCTCGGCAACGACAAGTGGCTCACTAAGGCGACTGTCGCCCAGGACCTCGGTCAGGGTGCCACCGGCACGACCTCGACAACTATCAACGTCGAGGCTACCGACGAAGTGCCTGCGCCCTTCTTTGTCGGTACGCTCGAAACCGAGGACGGCGACATCGACTGCTCCCGTAAGGCCGCGTAATGCCGCACCCTATGGACGATACAAGAAGCGTCAGGAAAGGGGCGATAGCGTTGGACGAGATGTTGGACGACATCGAAGTGCCTTCGTTGGAAGCCCCCGACCTCGACGCTTCTTTTACACCCTCGGCTCAAAGCAAAGACCTTTTCGCCGAGAAGAAACGGGCGGCATGGAAAGAGGCTCAGCAGGTGGAGGCCCGTTGCGACTTCGCACCCAACAAGGTGCGGATTTCTTACCGCAATCCGCAGTTCGGCATCATATCGCTCTGGAAGAAGTCGCTCTATGGCCGGACACTTACCGACATCAAGAGCGACCCCGATATGGTAGAGATGTTTGCCGAGGGCATGAATACCCTTATCCGGCAAATTCTCGGTCATTCGCTCGCCTCCGGCGACTGGGCTATCGTTACATCGCCCAAACGTCGCCACAAGGTCAGAAATTTTGCATCGCTCATTTCTGCCCGACTCGCAGAACTTCTCGGCATACCCTTCTATGAAGACGTTGCCGAGTGCCACTCTAAGCATCGTGTCGGGGCTGTCTTTACCTTTGGTAAAACACCGCCCACCGAGCGAAACATTATCGTATTCGACGATTTTGTTACGTCGGGTGCCACGATGATTTCGATGCGCGAGCTGCTTATGCCACTCGGTAAAAACCTCGTGTTTTTCACAGGAATAAACAATAAACTGTGATATTTCACTCAAACTTTGTAACTTTGCATAACCCTATGGAACTGGGGGTAAGGTCAGTTCTCACAAAATACATAAGTATATGATTAAGGTAACTTATTCGTTGAAAGTGTAGATTGTGCCCTCTAAAAAAGTGGCTCAATCTACACCCAAAATGTAGCTCTGTACTTTTGACAGGGTGCTTATGATTGTCTCGACGGTTGTGGGTATCTTGGCATTAGTCCTCTGAGAGCTATTTTCAGGGCGCTTCGGCGTCCTGTTTTTTTTGTCTTTCTATGTGGGTCTTAAACGGACTAAGTTTGCAGAGGAATCAGCAAACTATTTTATGGACCACAAATTTACTGAACAGATAAAGCAGTGGCTCGAAAAGCCCGAAACCGAGCGCGACTACAACGTCGGCGCTCTTTACCTCTTGAAGCTGTCGGGTAATCAGATTATGTACCGTAACATAATCGCGCAGATTGACCGCCGCCACGATGTCGTGGACTATCAGCTTCATAAGTATTACAACTTCCGCGTTCAGGCTCTCACTCACGCGCAGGTCGAGGAAATGGCGGCACAGGTGGAAACCATCGTGGCCGAACATATTCCGCTGGCGGCTAACGCCGACCAAAATCCGGCAAAGGGCCGACGTGCCGACCACGATTCACTCCCGGACGAAATCAAGGCGAAGTACGTTGAGAACCTTTCGCTCCTTCAACGTATGCGCGAGCTGCATCTGCGCCTCCGCTCGCTTTCGCTTGAAAACTCCACCTGCCCGGACTCCGAGCGTTATCCGTTCCTCAAAGAACTTATATCGCTCGACAAAAAGCTGCACGCAAACTGGGAGGCTTACGACCACTATGTTGCACCAAGCCCCGGTGCCGTTCCCTCGCGATCGCCCGGAGGCAAACGCTCCGCCACAGGTGCAACTAAGAAATCCATCAAGAAGTCCGCAGAATGAAAAGGAGTGCCAACATCGACCAAATCCTTCGACCGTTGAAAGAGACGCCTTTTCAGGCTTACCTTTCAAATGCCGTGCAGGTTGCCGACATTCTCGAATGGATTTTGGGTCAAGTCGGCGTTGCCGAAGTATGGCAGACTTCTTTCTCCATTTCGGAGGAATTTCTTCGCAGACTCTTTTTCATCACAAAGGATAAGCGCGTGAGCCGGATTAACCTTGTTCTCGACCACAAGGCAACCAACAAGACGCTCAAACTTTGGGCGTTCATCACCCAAGTTATCGAGCGCACCTATCTTGCCGACAACCACAGCAAGATTTTGTTGGTGCAATCCGAGCGAGGCGATACGGTCAGCGTCATTACTTCGCAGAACTTGACCCGTGGCAACCGCCACGAGTCGGCGTTTATCTCCACCGATAAAACCATCTTCGACCGGCTCCACGAGCAGGTCAACGATTTAATAACCAATCACAGCGTACCACTCCATGATTTATTCAGAGAACGAATTGCAGCAGATTGAAAAATTTGCAAGCATATACCTTAAAATTTCCGATATGGCGGTCATTCTCGACATTCCGGCTGATGTGCTTCGAGAAGACATCGCCGACCGCTCCACAGACGTTTCCAAGGCGTACCGCCGTGGCAAAGCCGCCTCAAAGGTCAAACTCCATTCCCAGGAAATGATGCTTGCACAGGTCGGCTCGCCGCTCGCTATCGAGAACGCCCACCGCAATTTATTGGATATGGAAGACGACGAATAACAGGCTATTTTATCTTACGAAAATCGGCATAGGTATTGCCATTTATCTCGTCCTCTACCATCAAGCATATATATAATTCCGGGCACTTGGAACATTGAATAGTAAGATTTCTATTCCGCAATAGCTCGCAGATTGCCTTCTCCAAAAGGGCATCTCCCCCAAGAGCTTGCGTTTTTATACCATTCCCAAGACGTAAGGAATCGCCCTGCAATCTATATTCAGATAGTAATTCATTAGCAACAAACTGCATCTCGATAGAGCTGCCGGAAAATTTGATTATATAATCAAATTTATCTGTTGGACTTAAATTAAAATATGGAGAGTGATACTGTACAAGTTTCCATGAGCCGTTTAACACTGCCGTATCAAGTGGCACGGGTATTAGTTCCGGCTCTACTTCTACTACTTCAACCATATTTGAGTCGTTTGCGTAATAACCCATATCGCAAACGTCTTGATTGGAGTTCGCTTTTTTGCAACTTGCCATTAGAGCAAGCAATATTATGGCGGTAAGTAAATGTTTCATTTTTACATTATTATTGCGCAAAGTTAGTCAAATTCTGCGTCTTTTCCAACTATCGGTTAGCGTCTTAACTTTGTTGCATGAGCTATCCCAACGCCATAGAAGTTTGCCGCGCCGAACTCTTTACCAAAGAGGTTGAGTTGCGCGAGCGTTATCCCGGCCAGATGGTCGAGAAAGTCTTGCGTGTGCGCGAGATGTATAACTGGTTCATCGCCAATCCCGACGGCACCGACCGCGAATTTGTCGCCGAGGTGTGCCAACGCCACAACATACACCGCACAACGGCGTATTCCGACCTTGCCGTGGTGAAGTCGCTGCTTCCCATGCTCGGTTCCGCCTCGCGTGACTTCCACCGTTGGCGCACCAACGAAATGCTTATCGCCACTTACAAGATGGCCGAGAAGCGCAAGGACAGCAAGACTATGGAACGTGCCGCAACCGCCTACGGCAAACTGAACCGCGTTGACCTTGAAGACGAACAGGCGATACCGCTCGACCAAATCCTTGTGCAACCGTTCACGGCTACCGATGATCCGCGTGTTCTCGGCATCGAGCCTATTCCCAACATCTCCGAGAAAATCTCTGCGATGATTGAGAAATATCGCCGTGAAACTATTGATATTGAAGATGTCGAGTTCGAGGAATACGACCTTGAACTTGATACTCTTTTCCCTGATAAACAAGAAACCGACCCCGACGATGGCCGAGAAGAAAGTTTACTTTAACAAGCCCCAACGCCTCACGCAGCTTATCGGAGCGAACACTACCGTTATCGTCGCAGGGCGACGCACCGGCAAGACGGACAGCATCGCTGCTCCGTTCGTTCTGCGTAATATGCAGCGTATGCCCGGCTCGACAGGCGGCATCGTGGTGCCGACCTTCAAGCACGGATTGACAAATACCATTCCGGGGCTGCTCGCTGCTTGGAAGCGCTGGGGCTTCATCGAGGGCATACACTATGTGGTGGGGCGAAAACCGCCGAAGTCCTTCCGGCAACCAATCATCGACCCGAAAGATTATGAACACGTCATATCTTTCTACAACGGGTCGGTCGCCGTGATTATATCACAGGATCGCCCCGGCAGCTCGAACTCGCTTACGCTCTCCTGGCTGCTCGTCGACGAGGCAAAGTTTATCGACTACGCCAAACTAAAAGACGAAACGCTTCCGGCAAACGGCGGCATCAAGTCGCACTTCGGAAAGCACTCCTTCAATCACTCAATTATGATATTGAGCGATATGCCGCAGACCCAAAAGAGCAGTTGGTTCCTCCACTACCGCGACAAAATGGACGTGGAGCTTATCAGGACTATCGAGGCTACGGTTTTCGAGATTTGGCGCATCAAGGAGCGCATACGCACTCTCAACGCCAAAGGCGCGACGGTGCCCGATTACCTCAAAGGCTACCTCCGTCGCCTTGACCGCGACCTCAATAAGATGCGCTCCGTCGCGGTCTACTACCGCGAATACAGCAGCATCGAAAACTTGCAGCTTCTCGGAGAGAACTACATAAAGCAGATGAAGCGCGACCTTACACCTTTGACATTCCAAACCTCTATCCTTTGTCAGAGGATCGGAATTGCAAAGGACGGTTTTTATTCCTCGATGCGAGAGGGGCACAAGTACGATGCCAACGATAATCAGTACCTCGATACTCTCGGTTATGATTACGATTTCTCGACGCTCGACGCACGAGCCGACAAGGACGTTGACCCCGACGCGCCCATCTGCATAGGCATGGACTACAACGCCAACATCAACTGGATTGTCGCCGGGCAACCGCGCGACCGCCGCCTCAATATCATCAAGAGCTTCTACGTCAAGTTCGACCGCAAGATACCGGCGCTCGTTGAGGACTTCTGCCGCTATTACGCCGCGCACCGCAACAAGACCGTGGTCTATTATTACGATGCAACGGCCCTCGGCTCCAACTATGCCGTCAACGACCAGGACTTCCACTATAACGTGGTAAAGGAGTTCGAGCGGCACGGCTGGCGCATCGAGTCCGTGTACCTCGGAAACCCGATGCACCACGACGAGAAATATCTTCTCATCAACAACGCCTTCGCCGGAAAGCAAAGGCTCATGCCGTTCATCAACCGCTCGAATAACGAAGACCTAATCCTTGCCATTCAGTCCGCCGGTGTCTCCAACGGTCGCAACGGCTTCCGTAAGGATAAGTCCGGCGAAAAGCTCGCCGAGAGCGAAGAAGACCTGCTCGAACACCGCACCGACGGCACCGATGCTTTCGATACTCTCTACATCGGCTGCGAGAAATTCCCTTATCACGACACCTTTGCCCTCTCTGTGTCGGGAGTTTCGTAATCTGAAATTTTTTCTCGGCTATACGCTCGTTCTCAAATATTTTCGTTAACTTTGCCGATGGAAAGGTTTTACCGCTCCACGACATTTTGGACAAATATGAAGCGTTATGCTTATCTTGTGATTTGAGAACGTAGGAAATTTTCAACCGAGCAAGGATAGCATAGTGGTTCTCACGCATATTGCGTGGGCCGCTATTGTTACATCTGCTCAAATGGTTTCCTACGACCTTCAAATCACGACGTAGCATAGTTGGCTCACGTTTTCTTTAATTATTCTCTCCACAGAGTCAGTGGAATAATGTTTGTTGATATGAACAAATTTATCATTACATTATTGATTGGCATAGCACTATCAATGACGGCTTGTAGCGATGACAACACGGTGTTCAACGAACCGACCCCGATAAGGTCTTATGAATCCGACGCCGAGGTGCTTTCACAGTTTGTCGAGGTGGATAGCCGGACAGGGCTGTTCTTCATCAATCCGGACAAAAAGGTTACGGCAACCGATTATGTCGTAAACCGTTCCCGGGAACAACTGGCAGAAGTGAGTTCCATAAACCGAACTCGCTTTGAGGGTGAGATGGCACAGGCAAACAATCTGATAAAGGCTTATACAAAAGCCGGAAATGCCAGCGTCATTTACACTACCCGTACATCAGGCTCGGCAAGGAACAATGAGAGAGGAGCAATGTGCCTGTCAAAATCTCAGTCATACAGTACAGACGGGAGCACTGTGGCCCGGCTATCGGTATCTGGCGAAGAAATATATAGGACAGGATTCTATTCAAATGGTAATAACCGACTCACAATAAGTTCTGACAATACATCAATGTTCTATGTAGCACAGATTTCATTCGTTACCTCTGATGAAACCAATAAAGGAACAATCCTTTTAACAGGAGTCGGAAGGAACTCATTACCTTATATTTATTCCCTTTCATTACCGGAGGTCCACGGAGAGTATCTTAATATGCAAGGCAAATCCCTAATAGGAAACGGTAGTGTAACAGTTAATATTTCGGAATGAAACAGATTCGGCTTTTCATATCCATACTGGTATTTGTGTTCCTCGCATCGTGCGATGAACGCACTGGCTATTATGATACCGACCAGAAAGAAATTATCTCCCTTATTACCGGCGTGGAATGGAAACAGACTTATGAAAATATGCCGAACTTTGAGCCGACTGAATATAATGAAGAAGGATGGGTATATCAGTTCAATGCCAACGGGACCGGCTCTTATAAATGGATGAATTGGAAAGATGGCACAATAAACGGTGAAACAGTATATTTCCGCTGGACTTTCACCACTGATAACTTTTCAGTAATCTATATTGACAAATCGGAATGTTTTTGGCTGATTGATAAACTTACGCCCTCTGAATTAACAGTGAAGAGAGCTATGCAAGATCCCGTACTTTATCCAAATACAGATAAGACGGTTTGTAAATTCAAGCCTATATAATAAATTAAATGTTACTCCTCGCAGAGATGGTCTACAATTAAATCGGTTAGCATATTTAAGTATAGTATTAACGTAATGCAGAGGCTTTGGAGTTGCGGCACCGCCGCCGCGCTTTCGTAAATCGAGCCTAAGGTCTCGACCAAAAGGCTTCAATCGCATAACTCAACTCATACAGCGAGCTTAGACACCAACTATCCGTTGGATCTAAGCTCGCTTTTCTATGCGGTATTGTTCCGGCAACGGCGACTTTCATTTCAGATATAGCAAGTTACCGTACATTATACCTTTGAGGGGGATTTTACCAACTGAAACGCTGAACCGTACCGTTGTTTCGACTCATTATTGAGGCGATTGTCTTATTCTGGACTTCCTCTGCACGAGCTTCACAGCTAAGATGTTCCGCTTATGCCGTCAAGTGATTACACGGTGTAGATGTGTATTTTGAGCGGAACGGTCGGCGTTCACTGCCAAATATGCCTTGCAGGTTACATGGTTCGGGATTTTGCCGAGGCGTTCCGCGAGGAACTTTCCTGATAACACGCTCGGAGGCACATTGTATTTACATCGCGAAGTTAGCGTCTTTATCTACGCTCGTCAAGGGCAAGACACGTTTACCGCAACAATCTTCCTTTTTTAGTCTGCGCCGAAAAAAGAGTATTGTCTTGTGAACCCTTGTCGGCTAACGTGCCTGCGGCACTGATGGGTCAGCCGCATATTCTGCAATGTAAAACAAACGCGCCCCGGCGCACAGTAAAAACCCTCTAAAACTTCAAAATCATGACCCACGTAATGAACATATTCGACAGCTCTCTCAACTCCAACCGCAAGCTCAAATACTATTCGGTAGAAGTAATCACTTTCGACGGCGACAGCTACACTGAAGAAGTGGAAGCCCGCAGCGCGGAGGAAGCCCAGGAAATCGCCGCAGCTCAATTCGATAACGTCGATTACACGATGGTTCAGGGCTGCTTCGCAGGTTGGTAAAATCTTCTCCCCTCAAAGGGTGGCTGTCCGCCGGGGCAGCCTTCTCTTTTGTTCATCTGTCGCCGTTGCCTCCACGCATTTGTCTAACGGCTTTCCGCCACCGCTTCCAAGCCGATATGGCGGTCTGGCCCTCTGGCCGTGGTGCCTCCGGGCAGGTTCGCTCTCGCGACATCCGGGCAGACCGCCCGACGCTTCCCTGTCGGTTTTCTTCTTCGGTGAACAGCCGTGCAGCATTACATCTTTTCGGGAGGGTTTGCCATAGCTGATATTGTCGGCGGCTTCCGCGGAGGGGTGTCGGGGATTTTCCGCTAAGTCCGCGCCGCCGCACCGGCCAACAAGGTATCGGCGTTCCGCGTCGGCTATCGGCATTATAGATTCCATCTGCCCAGTTTTGTATCAGGGTGGTTGCAGCACCGTTCGGCAGGTTTGACTATCGGGAGCGACGGCAACCGCCGCCGCTTGCCTCCGACATCGGCGTTCTCCGTGTTCCGGGGGCAGCTCACCACCGGGCGCAAGCACATACAGCGCCGCCCTCGGCCTCAACCGCAACCGCGCAGTCCTCGCCACACCCTCGGCAGACGCACCGTTGAACTTGCAGCCCCGACGAGTGCGAAGTGATGCCGGGCATCGACTGCGGAGGCTTTTTGCTGCACAAACGCGAAGCGTTCCGGCTATTTTCCCTGCGGTTAGTTTTCTTTTGCCTTTTCCGCATTTGGGGGATATGAACCGTGGCTTATTTTTCCTTCACAAAGTTAGGTCGCCAACTCAACTTCCCTCCGGCTCTCTAAAACCGGCTCTGCCTATTTACACGACAATTTTACGAAAAATGGTACGAGCCTCATTTTTAGACGCTCCGCTTAAAATTCTCTATAAATTTTTGTTCGGTCTCAAACAGCTTCCCACCTGATTGTTCGTAAAAATTAAGAGCCTCGGCTCACATCTCAAACCCCAAACACTTCAAAATCATGGCAAAGAAAACTAAAAAATCCGCAGAAAAGAAAGTCGCTCAGAACGCTACACCGCGTCGCTCCGCTAAAAAAGCCACAGCTCCCGCTGTCGAGACCGTTCCGGCCATCACTCCCAAGCTCATCGTGGCTCAGCACAAGTTCAACCGCTGGTACGTCTACTTCAAGGGTGTAGCCCCCAAGGACAACGTCGGCTGCGGTTGCAAGACAGCCAAGAGCGCAATACGCTATATGCACCTGCTCAAAGCCCGATACGGAGCTACCATATCCCAAAACATTTACGAACGACTCCAGTTCGAGGCTCAGCGAGAGGGTTAAGCCCTCTCGCTTCTCTCTCCCGATTGTCAAACCTTTTAATTCTCACGACGATGCAACGAAAATATACTTGTACCACAAAACAGGGCAGATGGGATTTCTTTGCCGACAACGATATTGACGCGGTACGCCTGGCCCTTTTCTATTGTTGGCGCGACGGCGAGGACTTCGTAAGCATCAAATCCCCGAACAATCATACACTCCGCATCTGCCTTATCGACAATCATAACTCAATACAAACCCTTTAATTCCCGAAGCAATGGAAATCAAATACGGCAAGTTCACCGAACAAGAGCTGCAAGTAATTCTCGACGCAGCGCGTACAATCAACTACGCTTTCGGCACTCAGTTTCCGAGCTACAAAGAACAGTTGGCCCTTCTGATTGAAGACCTGCATTTCCGCGTTATCAATCAGATAGTCATTCAGGCGCACAACGCCCTGCGCTCAAAATACATCGCGCGAGGCATCGACCCGGACGCGCCCGACTTCGTGCCCGATCATTTGGAGAAATGATTTCTCCAAACCGTTCATTCAGCGGTTGACCCTCCGGGGTTGACCGCTCTCTCGCTGTCTTTTATCTGCCACGACTGCAAAGCTACCTTTGCATCATGGCACACCGCATCACTTACAAGCCTCCGGGCAGACTCCTTTCTTCGGCTGTCGGCGAACTCACTGTCGCAGTCGACGGCGATTTTGTCGATGTT